GGATAACCAGTTGGCATTAAATGCTGATTGGGATATTGATAAGTTAAAGCTAGAGGTAGATACCCTCGGTGAGTTGGATTTTGATTTAGACCTTTTGGGATTTGACGCTGACTTCCTAAAGGATTTGATGGCTGACCCTATCGAGGAAGGCAAGACCGATGAGGATTCCGTCCCAGAGGTAGTTGAGAATCCTGTAACGGTAGAGGGCGATATTTGGGTATTGGGTAAGCATCGCCTTATGTGCGGTGATTCAACCAGTATCGATGCGCTTGAGGCTTTATGCGATGGGCAACTTGTCGATATGTGGCTTACTGATCCACCTTATAATGTGGCATATGAAGGCGGAACAGGGTTAACTATTCAAAATGACAATATGTCAGATGATAAATTCAGGGAATTTCTAAGAGATTCATATATTGCAGCTGATGCAGTAATGAAGGCGGGTGCTGTTTTTTATATCTGGCACGCTGACGTAGAGGGTTATAATTTCAGAGGGGCTGCTTCAGATGCAGGATGGACGATACGTCAATGCCTTATTTGGAAAAAATCTTCAATAACTCTTGGAAGGCAAGATTATCAATGGCTTCATGAGCCTTGCCTATATGGATGGAAAGAAGGCGCAGGTCACTTATGGGCATCAGATAGAAAGCAAACAACAATCATGGAGTTTCATAAGCCATCAAGAAATGGCGAACATCCAACTATGAAGCCTGTCGAGTTATTTGAATATCAGATGCTCAACAACACAAAAGGCGGTGATCTAGTATTAGATTCATTTGGTGGTTCAGGTACAACTATCATCGCGGCTGAAAAAAATGGTCGACATGCTAGAGTTATGGAACTAGACCCGAAATATTGTGACGTTATTATCAAGCGTTGGCAGGAATATACGGGCAAGAAAGCCACTAACGAAAAAACTGGTCTAGAATTCGGTGAGTAAGCCTGTATTTAAGAGATGGTGTGTTCTTTATGCCCACGATGGCTCACCGGTAGATGAGTGTCTTTATGTGCATAAGCTACAGGCGCAAAAAAAGGTCGCCAGTTTTAAGAATCCAAGCAAGTATCGAGTCGAACAAATAGCTGTAATGAGTATTAGTAATGTCTGAAGGTAAATTAGGCAGAAAGAAGATTGAAATCGACTGGGATATGGTTGAGAAGCTATGCGCTATACATTGCACTAAGGCAGAAATAGCCGATGTTCTCGAGGTTTCTGAGGATACGATTGACCGTAGATGCAAGGAAAAACATGATTGTTCTTTTGCGGTGTACTATAAAAAGCACATTTCAGGGGGCAAAGTAAGCCTTCGCCGCCAACAGTTCCAAACAGCTATGAAGGGAAATCCAAGTCTACTCATCTGGCTAGGTAAACAAATCCTCGGTCAGACAGACTCGCCACATGAAGGCGACACAGACCTAGAGGAATACTTCGTAGATTCTCGTAAGGGTAAAGATGGAACTAAGTGACCCGCAGGACGACATCTATTATTCCGATGCCAGGTTTCGGGTAGTAGTCGCAGGGCGTAGATTTGGTAAGACCTATCTCTCAACAACGGAGTTAATCCGTTATGCCGCTTTAGGTAGAAATCGCAACGTCTGGTATGTCGCACCCACTTACAAGGCAGCCAAAGACATCGCTTGGGATATGCTTAAGAACGAAGTCCCCAAAGGCTGGATAAGGAAGATCAACGAATCCGAGTTATCCATGAAGCTAGTCAACGGATCAACCATTTCCCTTAAAGGTGCTGAGAAGCCTGACAACCTTCGGGGTCGCTCGGTGGACTTTGTCGTTATGGATGAGTTTGCCGATATGAAGCCTGAAACATGGAGCGAGGTATTACGCCCCTCTCTATCTGACAAGCAAGGTTATGCTCTGTTTATCGGCACACCTAATGGACGTAATCACTTTTACGATCTGTGGACTCAAGACTTAGATGATTGGCAATCCTTCCAGTACACGACTCTCGAAGGCGGTAATGTTCCTGATTATGAGATAGAGGCTGCTAAAAGGGACTTAGATGAACGGACGTTTAAGCAAGAGTACGAAGCAGCGTTTGTAAACTACTCAGGCATCATCTACTACAATTTCGACAGGCAAGAATCTGTTGAGAGTACGCTGTTAGGTGATGATCATTTGCATATCGGCATGGACTTCAACTTAGACCCTATGTCTGCGGTGGTAAGTATTCGTGACGGCAGTAAGTTAAGAATAATCGATGAGATTGTTATCTACGGCTCAAACACAGACGAGATGGTTGACGAGATCAAGCTACGCTATCCCAATAAACGCATTACCATTTACCCTGACCCTGCTTGTCGCCAACGTAAAACCTCAGCAGGTGGTAAGACAGATTTGAGCATCTTAGTCAATGCGGGATTTGCAGTTAAGGTAAGAGAGCGTCATACTTCGGTTCGTGACCGTATAAATGCGGTCAATGCGCGACTGAAAACATCTGACGGCGAGAGGCATTTATTTGTCGATCCTAAATGCCGCCAGAGTATTAAGTCGTTGGAAAGACAAACCTACAAGGAAGGCACTAGCCAACCTGATAAAGACTCAGGCTACGATCACATGAACGATGCGCTGGGTTATTTGGTGGACTACCTTTACCCAATCAAGCGAGAGCATGACATACCACAACCGACTAGGTGGAGTTAATGGATACGATTACTTCGACTCATCCCGATTATTTAGCTAACCAAGATAACTGGGAATTTTATCTTCGCTCCTACTTAGGTGGTGACGACTATCGTGGCGGTGACTATCTTGTCCGCTATCTCAATGAATCAAACGAGGACTACACCCGCAGGATTTCATTAACCCCTGTGGATAACCACTGCTCGAATGTTGTGCATATCTATTCATCGTTCCTGTGGAAAAACCCACCGACTAGAACGTATAACTCACTTGATGGCGATCCGATATTAGAGCCGATGATGCGTGACGTTGACCTTGATGGTCAGTCTTTAAATACCTTCATGAAAGAGGCACAGATTTGGTCATCGGTTTACGGTCACTGCTGGATTATCGTAGACAAGCCTAAATCGAATGCAGGTACTCGTGCTGAGGAACTAGAGCAATCTATTCGCCCTTATTTCAATCTATTCACACCTGAGAACGTGTTTGATTGGAAGTGGGAGCGGACTGCTAGCGGTCGCATGAAGCTGACCTATCTAAAAATCCGTGAGGACATCACCCGTATCAACGAGGTTGATTCCATCTCTTATTTCCGTGAGTGGACAGAGGAAACCGTTAAGCTGTATGAGGTACATGATTCAAGCGAGAAACTGGTTGAGGAAATGGATAATCCTATCGGTGTTATTCCTGCTGTTTATCTCCCTGCTGCTCGTACTGTTACTCGTGGTATTGGTAAGTCCGATATTGCTGATATTTCCATCATGCAGAAGGCTATTTACAACGAGCTATCGGAAATCGAGCAACTTATACGCATCTCAAACCACCCGACATTAGTTAAGACCTACGATACCGATGCAACCGCAGGTGCAGGTGGTGTTGTTCATATGCCAGATGAGCTAGACGGCAACTTAAAGCCGTATATGCTTCAGCCTTCAGGCGGCAACCTTCAGGGCGTAATGGACTCAATCCAGAAGAAAACCGAATCAATTAACCGCATGGCGCATCTTGGAGCGGTTCGCGGTACTGATGCTGTAAAGGCTTCTGGTATTGCACTACAGACCGAATTCCAACTTCTTAACGCTAAGTTAGCGGAAAAGGCTGACCTCTTAGAGAACGCAGAAGAACAGTTGTGGCGTTTCGTAGCTCTATGGCAGGACAAGATGCCGGATGTAGAGATTTCTTATCCTGACTCGTTCGATGTTCGTGATTACCCGAATGAGTTGATGTTCTTGCAGCAAGCTAAAGCATCTGGCGTTCAATCTCCAACCTTTACTCGCAGTGTCGATAAGATGATCGTTGACCTAATCCTTGATGATGAGGATTTATACAAGGCGCACGATGAGATTGATTCAGCTCGCCAGCTAGGTGATTTCGCGGCTGATCCTTGATGATGAGGATTTATACAAGGCGCACGATGAGATTGATTCAGCTCGCCAGCTAGGTGATTTCGCGGCTGAGTAATGACCGACATCAATCACGCTCGGATTGTGGAACGATTGGGTGATACCCATGAGGAACGCATTTTAAGTATTCTCAAAGAACTTGAGGATCGTATTGCTTCCATCGCTCTAGCAGCACCATTGACGGATGGCAAACTGTCCGATTTAGCCTGGGCTGTTCAGGCGAGAACGCAGATAGAGCAAGCCTTTCGTGAAACCTTCCTAACGGAAGCAGACTCGATTGTTCGTAACTACGATGAGGTCACAGCCTCACTCGGTACGATGTTCGAGGATTATGGCGGTCTATTCGAGGTGTCTGATGACATTCTGAATAATCTAAAGCGCGTATCGTTTCAGGGCTTCCAAGATATTGCGTCTACATTTGCTGACGAACTGGCTAATGAGTTGTATCAGAACACCCTTACAGGCAGACCGATTGAGGAGTCTGTAAGAAATATCCGACAAAAAATAAATGGCATCTACATGGAATCCGATAAGGATGAGGTGAATCGTTTAGTTGCTTTGGCTCAGGAAGGTTCAGAGGAAGCGGTTGAGGCACTACATCGGGTTTATGCGGCTGATCGCACTGGTAATAACATGAGGCGTTATGCCTCTCAGATGGTTCACGATTCTGTGATGCAGTTTGACGCATCGCTTAACGTAGCGGCTGGCAAAGAGTTGGGAATAGACCGTTGGAAGTATTACGGCTCTGTTATCCGTGACTCTCGCGAGTGGTGCAAGAAACACGCAGGAAAGTCCTACAC